CAAAAGATACACGGATCGACTATTTAAACAACCCTGATTGGCTTTTGCGTGAAGCTGATTCAATGATTTCTGCTTTATGGTATTGGAATACTACTAGTTTAAATAAACACGCTGACAAAGACGATATAGACGCTATTTCTGATCTAATAAATATTGGAAGACAAACAACAACCTTTGGAGATTCAAACGGATTTCAACATCGGGCGGATTTGTTAAAAAAATATAAAATTGAATTTAAAACAGATGAAACAGATGAATCCATATATAGTAATTCCTAACTGGTTCAAATGGATTGGTTGGATAGTAGCGGTTGTAATTATTTTATTTTTCAAAGCTTGCAATCCTGAACATAAATTTGTAACTGTAAAAACGCCCAAAATAAAAGGACAATTTATCGGGCAAAAGCCTAATGCAGAAATCATACACGATACCGTTTATTTAAAAGGAAATACTGTTGTAAAAGTAAATCCATTGAACGCTAAGTTAAAATACGAAAACAGTATTTTGATCGAACAGTTTTTAATCGTGGATTCCATAAACAAGGTTTTACTGTATCAAAAAGCAATTGCAATAAGTAAGTTTTCGACCAAGTTTGACGATGAATTTTTAGAGTTAAATATTAAAGGAATAGTTCGTGGCGAGGTCCAGGAAATTATACCAAACTATAAAATAAAATCAAGAAAACTAGAAGTTCCAATAAAAATTAAACAACCTTATTTTAGTTTGAGAGCTGGTGCTGAAATTGGAAACAATAAAAATTTGGATGGATTTGTTTACAAAGGAAATATCTTCATTAATAATTTTTCTGTTTCAATAGATAATCAAAAAAACTACTTTATCGGATATTCAATTCCGATTTTAACTTTAAAAAAATAAAACCACCCTAATTAATTGGCTTTGTTTTGGGCTTATAGTTGATAAAAAGTTTTAATTAAGGCTTCGTGTTTTAGCATAAATTCATCACGGATATTTTCGGTGTTAAAAGCTAAAAAACATAAAGTCATGGCATAATTATCGGACATTACTTTACTACTATAACCTACAATACAGTATTTATCATAATACCTAGTCCAATCAACATCACAATCGCCACAATCTGCCATTAGTTGCGTCAATTGCGCGTAAGCCAAAGCAGATTCAGCCTGTTTTTGTGTTTTAAAAACGTTTTTGTGTTGAACGTGATTTATAAGTTTTGGCTCTTGTTTGATATCCGAAAGTGCATTAACATAAAACCCTTCAATTTCTTTTAATTTATCCCAACTATCAACAACCTTTGACGGCTTTATTTCAGGATAATCTTCGTAAATTTTCTCAGCCATTTCCGGCATTTTTTTAAGCATTATTTCAGCTTGGTCTTTTGTAATTTTCATAATTTTATTTTTTAATTTTTTAAAAAACGATAAACTTTCGTATATCTACTATTTGTGCGAGATGCTAAACACCACCGCTACCCCCATCGTGTTCGTGCCAGTCATCATCGTGCCAAGAACCTATTTTTACCCAAATAGGTCTGTTATCTATTTTTTGTTGTGCATTTATTATTTCATATTTCATACAAGAATAAGCTTTACTTGCTGGACTTATTCGAGTTGTATTATTCCGTTTTTCAGGAGTTACAGTATTCCAATATTTATCTTTACAAACAGTACCTTGTTTTGATTTACAAAACGCTTGTTGGTAATTATTTTTTACAAATTCTTTTCCGCAACTTGGGCATTTACAATTTGTGCCAACTTTTGCTGATTTTGAATTTTCGTAAAGTTTTTTTATTTTTTCCATTTTCATAATTTAATTTATTAATATTTAAAAGCACCATCGCACAATATCGGTATAGTAAATCCCTGTTCTGTGATTTCTTGTAAGTTTTGTTTTTTATTCATAGTTTGTTTTTTTTTATGAATTTAAAGTCAAAGTTACTTTTACGTTTTTGTAATTAAAATTCAATTCAGATACACCAACTATTTGGGCGTATTCTAGCAATGATTCAAACGTCATATTTCCGCCATTTATTTTTTGACGGCTAATATGAGCGGGATTTCGACCGACTTTTTTTGCAAATTCTTTCTGATTTAAACCAGAAGTTTTAATCAATAATTTTAGTAAATTCATAATTGTTTTTTTTTTCAAAGGTACAACCGAATTCAATATTAAAATGTTAAAGTATGTTAAAAAATACCTTGAAAGGTTATTTAGTTGTATTTTTGCTGAAACAAATAAATATTAATATTATGGAATCACATCATTTAGACTTTATGTCACCAGCAAACGAAACGCCAAGAAAAAAGAATTTCGATGACGTTTATTTACAATTAAACAGAGAAGATGCGCTTATAATAGAGGAGCACATCAACAGCATTCCTAGAGTAAGTTTAAACTTTAAAAACTGCTTAAAATTTATGCACAAGTATTTAGTTGATGCGGTTATTAAAGGAAATTACGCTGTTGTTAATAAAACAGATTGCATCTTAGAAATTTTAATTAACGGAATTTCTTTTGACTTATGGATTGGAAATGGAGCAAGTTCATTTTGTTTTTACGACAATCATTTTACTGATCGTAATGAATTTAATTCTTTTTTAAACAGCATTACTTTTACGCAACATCAAAAAAAAACAGCGTATAATTTAGCAATTTTAAAGTCAAGTAAGCCAGTTGAAATTCAAAAATCAGAAATTCAACAAGAAATTGATTTGTTAACATCTAAAATGAACGCTTTATGATAGAAGTAATAGAATACCAAAAATTAAGAATTGAAGCGTTAGAAGCAGAATTAAAGCGAGTAAACGAATTGCTACATACAACCGCCAAAGAAATAGAGGTTATTATTTTAGACCCGAATTTCGACAAACCATTATCAAACTTAAACAAAAATTATTAATATTATGGAAGCTAAACACCACTATCGAGCAGTAGCAAAATCCGACCATTTAGGGAGCGCAGATTTAGAAGATTTTATCGAACAAAAAAAGCCTTTAATTTTTACAATTCGACAAGTAAAACAGGAATACGGAGTTTCTGTTGCAGGAAAAAAAGGAGACTTCAATATTGCGTATTTTGTTGAAAACATAAAACCTTTAGTTTTAAATTCGACAAACGCAAAACAAATAAAAACATTTTGCGGCGGCAGTCCATTTGTCGAAGACTGGAAATTAGTACCTATTGAATTGTATTTAGATGTTAATGTAAAGATGAAAGGCGAGGTTGTAGGCGGTATTAGGATTAAACCAATACAGCCAAAGACAAAATTAAAATTATCCTTTACAGAAGCTAATTTCGACAAAGCAAAACAAGCCAACGCAACAAAAGAACAAATTGAAAAGTCCTACACAATTACGGACGAAATTTATAAAAAATATTTAGAACATGGATCAGCAGCGAAGTAAAGAATGGTTTGAATATAGAAAGGGAAGGTTTACCGCCTCTAGAATAAGCGACCTTTTAGGAATAAAAGGATTGGGATTAACAGGTGAAGCATACGTTGAAGAAAAGGCAAACGAAATAGTTTTTGGACTAGACGAAGAAGATAGTTTTGTTTCCTTCGATATGCAACGCGGGATTGATTTAGAGCCTTTAGCATTCAATAAATTTAAAGAAATTAAAGAACTTGATTTTATTGCAGTTAAAGAAAGTTTTTTCTATCCGTTTGGCGAATACGCTGGAGCGTCTCCAGACGGAAATGTTGGCAAAGATGCAATTTTAGAGATAAAATGTCCAAAACCTAAAAAGTTTTTCCACATTGTAAGAAGCGGAATAAAAGCAATTGATAAATTTTACATTGACCAGATGCAAATGCAAATGATGTGCAGTAATTCAGTAAGATGTTATTTTTTCAATTATATTATTTACAACGGCGTGGAAATGTGGCACGAAATAGTAATTGATCGGGACGAGGCAAGAATTGATTTGATAAAAAACCGAATCACAGAAGCGGTAAAATTGAGAAATGAATTTGTAGAATATCTAATTAATAATAAACAATTTTAAAATAATGAGTGAAGTAATTGGAAAAATCCATTTAATTGGACAAACAGAAGTAGTAGGAAGTGCGGGAACTTTTAAAAAAAGAACAATAGTTGTTGTTACAGATGAGCAATACAGCCAGTCAATACCTATTGATTTTGTGCAAGACAAATGCGATTTGCTAAATAATTATTCAGTTGGTCAAGAGGTAAAAGTTTCTATTAATGTTCGTGGAAATGAGTACAACGGTAAATTTTATGTAAGTTTAAACGGTTGGCGAATTGAAAGTACAAATGTAGCATCTGCAAACCACCCAACAAACACTGCACCAGCAAATCAAGCTAAACCGCAAACTTTTGCAGAGGAAAACGAGCAAGGAGATGGGCTTCCATTTTAAAAACTAATCAAACCGCTATTCATTTAGCGGGTTAATTTAAAAAATTATGTACACTATAAAAGAAGTTGCAAAGATGCTTAATATGACAGACAAAGGCATAAGAATAAGATGCGCTAGGCTTGAAATTAAAAGCAAAATAAGACCCTTAATTATTTCAGAAAAAAATTTTATTAGAATAAAAAACTACAAATTTTTACAAGTATTTAGAAGTAGTTTCTACTTTTCAAAAGACGGTAAATATTTAATAATTAATTCACGTTTAAATAAAGAGACATTATGAACACAATAAACAACACACAAGTAGATTGCACTAATCTTACAATTCAAGAAATTCAAGAACTAGCAACAGGATTGCCGATTTGGAAAAATGATAGATCATTAATTAGAAGTAATATGGAATGTTATTTCACCAAATTTGAAAGTGACAACGAATTTTATGTTCGTGTTTTTTCAAAAACAAAGGTAACTGTTTCTTTTGATGAATTTCTAAAACTAAAAGTTTTATGTTAGAATTAAAAATTTTTACTTATTGGATATGCTTGTTAGTTATATCTTATGCTATTGCAAAGTTGGATTATTTTTTTAGTGGAACAAGTGTTTATTTTAAATTTTATGATAGTTGGACGAGTGCTATTTATAATATTATTAAAATATTAGGATTGTTTGTCATTGCTTGTTGGCTATTTATGCAGTTTACTAATTATTTTTTTAAAGGAGATTTTGTATCTTTAATCTAATTCACTATCTTTGTTTTTTCATAGTTTAATTTTTTTGTTTTAAAGTTAGAAGCCAGTCAGAAATGATTGGCTTTTTTTGTTTTAAAACTTTAACAATGCATTAACATTTTGGAACACTTTTGTGCCATATATTTGTACAAGAGTTAAGGAAGTGATTCAAACGGCAAATTCAAAAACTTAGAAATTATGAAAACATCTTACGGATTTACAATTACAAGAACAACAAACACAGGTCTAATGGAATTCTTGACTGAAAAGGGATTTAGAAGCGAAAGAGCAATTTCAGAAAATAAATTACAAAAATTAACTTTTGACAAAGTAGGCGGTTCTAAATTAGTTACGGAATTAAGAACGGATTGCAGGATCGCGTCTATGAAAAAATCAATAATGCTGAACTACTAACATGACCCCTAACGAGAAAATAAACAACCTTACCACTACACTAGGAATGTCAGGTAAAAGAGCCGCTGAAGTGATTGGAATGCCTTATGGATCATATCGTAAACGAAAATGCAAAACACGTCCAGAAGTTTTTAGCGAAGAAAATTATTTAACATTATTAAAATTTACGAAAGATGCGAACGATAAAATTTAAAGGATTAAGAGTAGATGGTCAAGGGTGGGTTTATGGGCATTATTATGATGACGAGATTCAATCTTTTATTATTTCTGGAATAAATACTTACGAAGTTATCCCTGAATCATTAGGTCAATTCACAGGCAAACTTACAAGCGATGAGATGGAAATTTACGAAGGAGACTTAATAAAAACTTGGATAGGCGTTATTCCTAAAGAGGTAAATTGGAACGAAAAAGAGTGTAGCTGGTACTTTGGAATTAAACCACTAGCAAATTTGCGATTTTTAGACAAAATTATCGGAAACATACACGATAAGTAAAAAGTATTTCTTATATTTGCAGTTGTAATATCTGTGGTGGATTTGTTACAATTTAAGAAATTATTTATTATACCTTAATAGGGAAGCGCCACCACCGCCGAACTATTAAGGTTTTTTTCGTTCAAAAATTAAAAATATGTCAAACAAATTAGGTTACACGTGGTACCCAAAAGATTGGGGAAACTCCGAAAGCGTTTTTGAATTGTCTTTATCAGAAAGAGGTATGTATCGAGAATTAATTGATTTATCAATGCTGAACGATAACAAAACTGAGGTTAAAAAATCTGTATGGTGCAGAAAATTTGGAGTAGAATTAATAGAGCTAGAAAACATATTAGATCATTTAATTCATCTTAATTTAATTGAAATAAAAAAAGAAGTTTTATTTATTCCAAGTTGTGAAAATAGAATTAATTTAAGCAGAGGTGGTAAAAAAAGTAAGCCAACCCCGAAAGCTTTATTAAATTTGAAAAATAGTTTATCGGAACCTATTTCGGAACCTATTTCGGAACAAATAGAAAGTAAATTAAACATAAAAGAAATAGAAATAGAAAATAAAATAAAAGAGTCTTTTAAAAATGATATTTTTTTTAACGACCTTATAGCATCAAGTCAATGGATTGAAACGACTGCTATGCAAAGTACAAATAAATTCAATCCTCAGCAAGTTGAAATTAAGTTAATGGAATTTAAAGTATTTTGCGACTTAGGTTTTGATCAAAAAGACAGTAAAAAAGATTTTAGCCAACATTTTTTGCGATGGTTGAATACAAAAGAAAATGAATTAAAGACAAAAAAGCAAATTCAAGAAAACCCAAATAATGAAGAAATTGTAAGGTATAAGTCAAATGTTAATCCTGATCCAAAAGAAGCCACACGTTTTAAATTTGAAGAAATGAAAAATAGAAATGCATCAGGTGGTTATATTTATACTGAATTAAATAAATCAAAATAATTATGAGTATAGAGATAAATGGATTTGAAGTTGATGTCTTTAATGTTTTTGGGATTAAATCGGGTGCAAAAATTTCGACTTGTCCTATTTGCTCAGAAGGTCGCAAAAAGAAAACCGATAAATGCATGTCTGTTTTTTGGGATACGGGATTAGGTCAGTGCAATCACTGTGGCGAAAGGCTACAACTTCACACCTACAAGAAAAAAGAAAATGCAAAAATTTACGTTAAACCGATACAAAAAATAAAAAGTGATTTAAGCGATGTTGTTGTAAATTGGTTTAAAGATATTCGCGGTATTTCTTTGCAAACTTTAATTGATTTAAAAATAACTCAAAATTTTAAATGGATGCCAAAAGCAAAAGCAAAAATTACAGTTATAGAATTTAATTATTTTTTGTTTGGCGAATTAATAAATATAAAGTCAAGAGGTAAAAACAAAGATTTCACTTTTGAAAAGGAATGCGAATTGGTTATGTACAATATTGACGCTGTTTTAGGGCAAACTGAATGCGTTTTGGTAGAAGGCGAACCAGATGTGCTAAGTTTCCATGAAAGTGGCGTAAAAAACGTTTGTAGCGTGCCAAATGGCTTTACATTAGCTAGACCAGACGGAACAAGTTCTATAAACTTAAATTATTTAGACGACTATATCGGATTGTTTGATAATATGGAAAAGGTTTATTTAGCTTTTGATAATGATGCCGCGGGATTAGAAGGAACCAAAGAATTTATAAGACGATTAGGTGCTGAAAAATGTTATTTAGTTGATTTTAAAGATTGTAAAGACGCAAACGACTATCTTTTAAAGTACGGTTTAATTGCTTTGTCAGAAACAATAAAAAACGCAAAAATAGTTCCGTTGGAAGGAATTTTAACTTTAAATAATATTGAAGTTGATTTGGATGATTTTTGGATTAATGGTGCGCCACGTGGCAAAACTGTAGACTTGCATGACTTTGATTTAAACAGCTCGTTTGTTATGAAACAGCATACTTTGTTTGTTGCCGCACCAAACAGCGGCAAATCCGATTTTGTAGATCATTTAATTACTAGGTTTGCGGTAAAGTATGGTGACAAAGTTGGAATTTGCTCAACTGAAAATAAGCCAATACATTTTCATTATGATAAACTTTTCAGAAAAATATACGGCAATAGACCGACGCAAGTAAATATAAAAAACCAAGATGTTGCAGACTGCAAAGAATTTATAAACTCCCATTTCTTTCACGTAGATCAAGATAGTAGATTTTATTTAGAAGATATTTTAGCAAAGTTTGTAGAATTGGTAAAACGTAAAGGTTGCCGATGGTTTGTCATTGATCCGTTTAACAAAGTTACTTTGAAATCTTTTCCAAAAACAGACATTAACGCCTACACGGCTGAATACCACCAATTGATAGACGCGTTTCAACAAAAGCATGATTGTCACGTTTTTTTGGTTGTACATCCAGTAAAAATGCAACTAAGAGAAGGAAGCACTAAGACTTTTAAAATGCCTACTGCATACGATATTAAAGGCGGTGGCGAACATTTTGATATGAGTTACAATATAATTGGACTTGTAAGAGATCACGAAAGAAACGTAGTAAACATCCGTACATTAAAATGGAAATTTCAACATTTAGGAAGTTCGGGACATGACAGTTATTTAGGCTGGAATATTAATAACGGACGGTACACGAATACTGAAAATTTTATGGATGAGACTTCCACAGATGAAGCAGTGCATGAATGGAGAAATGAAAACTGGTTAATTCCGTTTGCAGGAAGCACGATAAAAAAAGAGCCAAAAGAAACGTTACAAATTCCAAACGCTACTTTGCTAGATGCTTTTGGCGAAACCTACGAAAACGAATCAGATGTTCCATTTTAATCCACAATCAGATTTGTTATTAAAATTATATGAAATTGACTGCAATTTATTTGTGCAAGGACTTATTACTTACTATCAATTTGTAATTTTAGAAAATGACTATTTTAAAAGAAAAAAATTATTTACCGTTAATTTAAATTAAAAATCATGAAAACAGAAAATTTATTTGAAGGTTTTGCCTTCCCAAAAACAAATTTACAAGAAGTTTTATTAACTTTGATTTTAAAAGGCAATGTTACTTTATTTGACTTTCCCGTAATGGCAGGCTATCGAACTAGAGTATCAAATTTAGTTTTAAAATACGGATTAAGTTTAGAAACAATTAGGCAGAAAAAAAAGAATCAATTTGGCAATACTTACACGTATCACATTCACAAATTACCAGCAGATCAAAAAGACAAAGCAATTGAAATTTACAATAAAATCGTGACCAGATGAAAAAAATTAATATTGGTAGCGACTTTTCAGGAGTTGGAGCTTTTAACCAGGCGTTACAAAGATTAAAAATTTATTATAACGAAGTTTTCGCTTGTGATTGGAATAAATACTCACGGCAAACATTTTCTTTAAATTACGGCACTCCAAAATACTTTCCCATTGATGTTTACGAGCGTCAAATCCCAAAAGAAAGCCTTGATGTTTATATGACATCGCCACCATGCCAAGCGTTTAGTTTAGCGGGTAAAAGAAAAGGCGAAGAAGATAAAAGAGGTGTGCTATTCTACAACTCTCACGAATTTATTTCCAAAAACAAACCTCGTTATTTTATCATTGAAAACGTAAAAGGTCTTTTAAGTGATGATTCAGGCAAAACATTCCAGAGGTGGATTGATTTTTTAGGAGGTAAATCTGTAAACGGAAATCCTGTAATATTTCCTGTAGATGAAGCCGTTCCGTATCACGTTTATTACCAAGTTTTAAATTCAAAAAACTACGGAATCCCACAAAACCGTGAACGCGTTTTTATAATTGGAATTCGTGATGATGCGGATAATGACTTTAGTTTTCCTAAACGATTTTACTTGGTTAAAAGACTAAAAGATGTTCTTGAAAGCGAAGTAGATGAAAAGTATTTTTTAAGTGATAAGATGGTAAAAGTTTTAACCCGTCATCAAAATAAAATAGTAGACAATGAAAACCCCGAACAAAGTGGATGTATTCACGCTGGTTATTTTAAAATGGGAGGAAGAGATCAGCAATATGTAAAGGAAAATAATTTTACAATTCAATCCAACACCGCCAAAGGCTACGACACCGCAGAAGAAGAAGAAGATTCGATAAATTTCTCAGTTCCCAATAGTGAAACAAGGCGTGGTAGAATTGGAAAAGGAGTATCGCAAACTTTAGACACGCAATGCAATCAAGGAATTGCTACAAGGCAGTTGAGCAAACAAGAAAATGACATTATAAATCCATTAAAAAATAAAACAGAATTTGGGTGGCACTTTGAGCAAGCTGTTTATGATGAAGAAGGAATAACAAGGTCTTTAAAAGCAAGTGAGGGCAGCGGCAATAAAGCAAAAGTTATTTTAAATCAAAGAATACGTCGATTAACCCCAAGAGAATGCTTCCGCCTAATGGACTTTCCAGAAACTTTTAAATGGGATGTCAGCGATTCACAAGCCTATAAACAAGCAGGTAACTCTATTTGTGTTGGAGTGTTGGCGGCAATAATTTCAAAATTAAAACTATGAAAGCAATTGAAATAATTACAGAAGTAAACAACGGTAATTTTAAAATAAACCGAAACAATATTTAAAGCGATAAAGCAATGAATGAAATAGAAAAACTAAACAGATATGTAAATCAGTATTATAACTGCAATTTATAGGACGGTGCGGAATTATCAATGTTAATTCAAAAAATAACAGGGTTGCTCTATTATTTGGAATCAGTACGGGCGGACGTACACAATCATTATGAAGTTATGGTGTTTGACTTAGTAAAGCAAAAATTTACCGTTTCTCGAGCCGTAAACGAAGCTAATGTATGTTTCCCGCAAATGTATCAACTTAGAAGAGTTATGGATTCGGGTTATAAAATATGTGATGCAATTAGAACAAACATAAGTTTTCTAAAAAGTGAAATGTCTCACAGTAAACAACAAGGTTAATGCATCGAAGATTTTTAAAGGAATGGTTTAACGCGGACTGTACTTTGCACGATAAAAACTTAAAAATATTATAACCATGATACAAGAAAAAATAAATATTCCTTTTTTTAGATGCCCAAATTGTGGCGATGTTATTGGCCAACAAGGCGAGCCAATAGAAACTAAATTAGTCAAAAGGTTACTAGAACATGAAATAAACAATTTAAACTTAATGAATTGTTACTCTTGTTACGTGGACCAACAAGAAGCTAATAGTTTTATAGTAACAGAAGATATGGCAAGGGATGCTGGGGATATGTCTATGGCTGGCCAAATATGGAAATATTAAAACTAAATAAATTATGATAAACATTACAAACGAATGCAATATGGCTTTAATGGCTAGATACCCTGATAATTATTTTGATTTAGCAATAGTTTGTTTTATTAATAATTAATACGTACCTTTACCTTATGGAAAATATAAGCGATTTACAAATAGGAAAAGCTGGAGAGTATTTAGTATGCTCCGAATTAATTATGATGGGATTTATAGCTTACCCAAGTGAACAAGGTTTACCTTATGACGTAGTAATGGACTTTAATGGTAAACTATTAAAGGTGCAAGTTAAAACCACAAGAGGATTAAGGGCTGTTTTACAAAGAAAAAATCCTATTAAAGCATATCAATTTAATATAAAAAGATGTGGTAAAAAAAACAAAAAATTGCATACTTCTCAATCAGTAGATTTATTTGCTTTGGTTGCTTTAGATATTAAACAAATTGGGTTTATGTTAAATAAAGATATAAAGCAAACAATGGCTTTTAGACCTGATTATTTAAAAGGTACTTATAAAGATGAAAATTCAAATAGGATAGTAACTGGCACTTATTTATCTGATTTAACTTTAGAAAAGGTATTATGTCAAATATAATTATAACGAATGAGGATTGTATGAATTTATTGAAACGTACTCCTGATAATTTCTACTACCTTGCAATTTGCGACCCTCCTTATGGCTTAGGTTCTAGCGTTGTTAATAGCGGAGGTCGTTTTAAAAGATATGAAAATAAAAACGGAAATTGGGACAATGAAATTCCAACAAAAGAATATTTTGACGAGCTTTTTAGAGTTTCTAAAAATCAGATTATTTGGGGCGGAAATTACTTCCCTTTGCCTCCAAACAAATGTTTTTTAATTTGGGACAAAGGTCAGCCAGAAAATATATCTTTTGCAATGGCGGAATATGCTTGGACTTCATTTAACGAGGTGGCACAAATTTACAAAGTAAGAACTCAAGGTCAAGAGCAAAGATTTCACCCTACTCAAAAACCCGTTAAACTTTACGAATGGCTGTTAATGAACTACGCAAAAGACGGCGACAAAATACTAGACACTCATTTAGGTTCGGGAAGTATTGCAATAGCATGCCATAATTTAAAATTTGATTTAACAGCCTGCGAACTGGATAAAGATTATTTTGAAGCAAGTCTAAAAAGATTAGAGCAGCACCAATCACAACTAACAATGTTTTAATTATGCCGAGATGTAAACACTGCAAAGAAAAATTCATTGCTAAAAAATTCCTCCAAAAATTTTGCATGGAAAAAGACGAATGCATAAAAGTATTTTTATCTGAAATTAAAGCGACAAAATGGAAAGAAGATAAAGCAGTTTTAAAGGAAAAACTAAAAACTTTGGGGCAATATGAAGCCGAAGCAAAGATTGCGTTTCAGAGGTGGATTAGATTGCGTGACGTTGGCAAAAACTGCATAAGTTGCGGAAAAATTACTAATGAAATGGATGCGGGGCATTTTAAAAAGGCAGAAATTTACTCAGGCGTTATTTTTAATGAAAATAATTGTAACAGTCAATGTCGAAAGTGCAATCGATTTCAAAACGGAAACGAATTAAATTATAGACTAGGTTTAATTGAGCGGTACGGATTAGATTTTGCAAACGATATTGAGCAACTTGCAAATAATACTAGACAGTTTAAATTTACCAAAGATCAACTAATTGCAAAAAAAATGCAGTACGATTTAAAATACAAAAAAGATAGCAAAAAATGAAACCTAAAAAACCAACTATTATGGAATTAGAAAAAGAAAAGCAATCAGCAACTCCCGAGCGCAGAAAAGAAATACAAACTTATTTGGATTGGATTTATTGGGGCATAAAAATTTAACAAACTTTAACAATTACAAAGTATTGAAAATGTAAATACATATTGTATATTTGTACAAGCAATAACGCTAAAACAAAAATATAGGAATTATGACTACTACATTTAAAATTATTAGAAAAGTTTACGGACAAGAAATGAATAATGCAAACTTAAAAACTTACAATACTAAAGAAGATGCTACAAATGCAGGAAACTCGTGGGTTAATGATTGTACAGTTTATGCAGAAATAAGAAAAGGACGTTGGTTTGTAATTCAGCAAGCATAATGAAACAATTAACAGAAAAACATTTAGCCACATTCCGACTTTCGAAAGATTGTCGGGATAAGCTTAAGCAATTAGCAGAAGATCAAAACATATCACAAGCAGCGATCATTCAAAATTTAATTAAAAATGAAAATATCAGAATTACCACCAATGCAGAAGCGTAAAGCATTAGAGTATCAAAAGAATGCAAATGAATGCTGGGATAAAAAAACAGATGATTTAAGTCAGGCATTTGATTGGTCTTATAAACCAGAAGACTTCAGTTATTGGCAAAAATTAGACAATGAAATAAGTGTAATTGCTCAAATAAAAGCAGAAGAAAAACGGCACGAAAAGTTAGCTGCAATTTGTATAGTTTTAATCGTTATCTTTGCAATATCAGGATATTTAATTTTTTTAAACTAAAATAATAATGAAAAAACTAATATTAATTTGTGCAATTGCATTAGTTAGTTGTACAACAGAAGATTCAAAGACCGAATGCGACTGCACTGGTATATTTAGATTAGATGGTCAAACCGATTATAATGTATTTTACGTTCCTGTTAAAATCGACTGCAATACAAACGCAATTATATCAGAAATTCCTGAAAATTATCAGTTTTGGGGTTGTAAATAAAAAACTATGACTGAATATGCCATTAAAAAAGAGATACAACAAACAGAAATGTATAAAGGTTATCCAATATTCAAGCAAAGATTAACATTGTCGCAAATCAACTTAAAACGCTTATTTAACCTATACGGTCAAGCAGAAAGAAACGGGATTGAATA